GGTCTCGGCAGTCGATCGCCTCGGCCGTGTTCGATGTCTCCCGCGATTGCTGTCTTCGCTCGCTCCGGACCGATGACCGCCTCTTTCTCTCTCTCATCGACCGCGTACCTCAGCAGATGCTTCAGCGGCGATCGATCACCATGCAGCAGCGGCGGGCTTCCGGGTTTGCTGACTCGGTCAGGAAACTTCGGAGGTCCCTTGCCCTCGGCCGCGTTCAGCCGAGTCAGCACCCTGTGCCGTTCCAGCTCGAACTCCGTCAGCTCGCCTTCATTCCGTTTCGGTCTCGCTTTTTTCAGCGAGTTCTTCGCAACCTTCCTCGTGTACCCGCCGACAAAGTTCAGCCATCGGCGAACGGAAGTCCTGTAGGGCTTCGCGAACTCCTGGAGCTTGCTGTCGAATTGGTACGCGATTTCGATCATGGGTTTCAGTTCTTCTGATACACCACAGCCAGCACCGACATAAACAAACTATTGTCCCGCAGTGCGACCGAGTCGTAGAGCGGATCGAATTCGCTTCGGAGGTACTGCAGTCCGGACAGATGCTGCAGTTCTTCGTCCACGAATGTCTGGACCGATTCGACGAACGTGATCAGCTCCGCCGTGCCGGTTTCCGCGTTGTCCAGGAACTTCGCGAAACCGATGTCGATGCCCAGTTCCTTGCGGCTTCGCCGTCGATCGAGTCTGCCGGCCGTTGCACAGGATGCTGGGACCACAGCGACGATCAGCGAATCACCCATCACGTCACGATCGAAAACCGGCAGCAGTTTCTGCTCTGCCGTGAATTCGATGTCGCCCCAGTCGTGCTCATTCAGAGCCGCAACCATCGCATCGGCCAGTGTCAGGATCATGATTCCGCCTCCGCTTCGGAAACCTGCTTCGTGTAGACTCGGCGAGTTCCGCCCGGCTGATCTGACCACCGCCAGCATCGCCCTTCAGATCCGAACGGCAGAACCTGATACACCGTCACGAGTCCGTTGTGAGTGACTGTGATCTTGTCATCACGCTGTGGCGTAAGTCCGAGATCCCCGTCATCGATCAGCCAGTCATTCGAGAAACTGACCGCCAACTGATTTCGAGCATCTCGCGTTTCCCATTTGGATTTCGCCGGGACTGCCAGAGGTAGCTGGACCGTCGTTTCTCCGCGCGAGTACGTGGCAGCAGATCCGCGCAGTTGTCGCTGTGCGTTGCGGGTAGCCGCCTGAATCTGCTGGGTGATGCTCGACATGGAAAGGCGTCTTTCGACTGACGGTCACAAACTCAGGACTCGGCCATCAGGTTCGCGGCTTTTAGGGCCGCGATGACTTCGTTCAGCTTCTGTGCGGTATCGCTCGCGTTCTGTGCGATCACTCGCACAACCGCCAGCAGTGCGTTGAATTCCGCCTCGGTCGGAGCTTCTCCACCGCTGATGTTGACCGGCACACTGGTTGCGGCCAGCGTGTCGTCGTGCGTGCCAGACAGCCCTGTGCTGTCCGTGAGTCCCGCCACGACTGTGGTGGCGAGTGGCACGATTCGCTTGATCGTCTCATTCAGTTCGTTCAGGTTCACGGTTCCGACTTTCGAAAAAGTAGCCCGACCTGTCTCAGGTCGGGATGTGTGCACGTCGCAAAGCAGAACCCTCGTTGTGGCCGGTCTCAGACCGTGCCACAACAACGGGCTACGATTACGGAGCTGCGGCGAGAATCGTTTCGTGCTCACTGACGTTGTCCGTGATCACGAACGGAATCCGCTGCCAGTTCTCTGGAATGTCCGCATCCTTGCCGCTTTCGCTGGTCGCAGTGCGAGACTGCTGAAGCTGCATCTGCAGAGTGCCGTTCATCACGAAACGCCAGTTGTCCGGAGTGCCACGCTTGCTGGCAGGGACCTTTGCCCAGAGCTGAGCCAACAGAGCATCCGTCAACGTCTTGCCGCTCTGTGCAGTGACATTGCAGAGTCGTGCGATTGAGTACGGAGACCCAACCTGCAGACCGAGCCAGCCTTCGCAAGGCGTGTAGATACCTGGATAACGGTTGCCGTCATCGTCCGCCAGAGCCTGCTCAACGGACTGACCGAGATCCAACTGAATCTTGGCATTCATTGGATTGCTGCCGGTGCCTTTTCCGACAACAGCAACGTCTTCCAGAGCGTCGGTTGATCGCACCAGGTAGACGGAGCTGACGAGCGTGTCGTTCGCCGTGCCGGTTGCGTCCACCACCATCGGACTGTTCTTGTACGGCAGTGCCTGAACGAAGCCGGTGTAACCGTCTGCGTTGTTGGCCGTGCCGTTGATGATCTGCTTTTCCGTGTCTGTCAGCGCTGCTGACAGATGATCCATCACGTCCTGAGCGACGAACGCATCGCGGCCGAACTGGTACAGATCCGCCAGAGCTCGGTCACACTCGCTGTTCGCAGACAGCAGCTTCAGTGTAGTTTCACGCTTGACGCGAGTCGCCACGCTGGCGGCGAGACCGGTGTTGACGGTTCGATATCCAACAGTCGGTGCACCAGTCTTCGCCAGATAGCTGTGCTTTTCGCCGTTGCTGCTGATCGTGGCAGCCAGCCACAGCAGCAGAGGCGAGGCTTCCAGCAACTGATTGACTTCGACAGGAGCGAGGTTCTTGTCGTTCAGGACAAGCATGTTGGCGAGAGTGTAAGCGGCCATGGTTTTCTTTCAGAAAAGGTTGTCAGTGTTCAGTCGTCAGTGTGCAGTGAATCGCATCCGCTTCAGCGGCGTTGCTACTTTTTGTTGCGCTCCGACATGATCTCAGCCAGAGTCATGCCTTCCTTTGCCGTCTTTCCGCCTGCTTCTTCTTTGGCGGCTTTCTTTTCGAGGTTCAGCGGATCCAACTGGCCCAGCTTTTCGCCGACTTCCTTCAGCAGCTTCTCACTGGCCTGACTGGCAGTCGTGACGGTTTCGATCTGCTTCTTCTGGAGTTCGACATGTCGCTCCAGTGCCTGCGTGTAATCGCAGCCCGCTTCGAGGAACCACTTCGTGCCGTTTTCGGCTCCGAACTTCTCCACCCACTTGGCAAGCTCGCCGAGCTGGCCCTGTGACTCGGCTGTCGCCTTATCGGCAGCGGCTTTCTCAGCAGCAGCCTTTTCAGCAGTTGCCTTTTCAGCGGCGGCTTTTTCCTCAGCAGCCTTGTCGGCAGCCGCCTTTTCAGTGGCAGCCTTTTCGGCAGCGGCTTTTTCAGCAGCAGCCTTTTCAGCGGCCTCTTTTTCTTCAGCGGCCTTCTTTTCAGCGGCGGTCAACATGTCAGATTCCTCTTTCAGAAAAATGGATCGTGCTGCTGGCTGTAAGCTCGCCAGCGTTTCGGTTGTCGTGCGAACTCCGTCAATCAGCCCCAAAGCCTTGGCTTCATCCGGAAGCCACCAGCGGCCGTCACTGACAGCCGAAAACTGTTCTTCAGTCAGACCGCGTCCGGTCATCACACAGCGTTTGAATTCGCCGAAGATCTGCTGCGTGTACTCGGTCAGGAATGCGATCTGCTCATCGGTGATCGGTAGGCCGGGCTCGCCGAGCGTCTTAAAGATGGCCCCTTCGTTCGTCACAGCCACAGGCTTGACGCCCAGTTGAGCGTACCGCTCTGAGGCGTCGTCGATAATGATCTTCGTGCCGATCGAGCCCACTTCATCCATTCGATGGACGTAGATGCCTTCACGACAGCGAGAGGCGATCTTGTACGCGGCTGAGAAACATCCGCCTGCCACCTGAGCGGTGACTTTCACGCCTGCGTCCTGGAGAGCGTCCAGCGCGTCGATCGTTTCGGCAGAACCTTTGGCCATGCCGCCCGGCGAATCGATCAGCAGCACAGCTCCGTTCTGTGGCTTGTACTGCTGCAGATACTTGAAGCACTGCTGCAGAGCCGGATGGCTGGTGAAGTAGTAGCTGCACCAGCTCACAATCACATCGCTGATGGTGACCACGGCAGTGCCGTTGATCATCTCCATGGGCATTTCGTCCACGGACAGCGATCGAGACATAAGACCGAAGGATTCGTTTGCGGCGTTCCGTTTTGATTTCCGCTTTGACTTCTTCTCTTCGCCCTTGTCCTGATCTTCCGCCGCTTCCAGTCGCCACTTCTGCGCAGCATCGCGAGCGGTGGCAATTGCCATCGGGTGGATGCTCCAGATTTGGCCGTCGAGGTAAAGCATGGGCAGGGGAGTTTTCAGTGTTCAGTTTTCAGTGTTCAGTAAATCGCGGACTCAGACGGCTGCGACGGGGGTTGTCGGTTGTGGCTTTGCGTCTTTCAGAAAGCTCAGTGACACAGGCAGCTTGCCTTGATTGAAGACCAGTGCGAGTCCGGCCTGCCGTGCGATGTCGAGTTCTTTGGCAAGATCCTGAATGTTGTCTTCCCAGATTCCAAAGCCGCGTTTGTCGCACATTTCCTGCAAGGTCATCGAACCGCAGGCGACCAGCATCAGGTCAGTGGTGATCTCTTCTTCAGGTTTCCACCATGGTGTTCCGCGTGCAATCCATTTGCCTTGGATCCATTCGAACGGGATTGATCGTGGCAGAGTGATCTCGCCAGTACCGCCAGCCGATTTCGGCAGAGCCCAGCGAGCCGTCCGCCACAGCGTATAGAGCCGATTCAGTTCGCGGATGTTGTCCATCTTGGACACACAGGCCTTTTCGTAGGCCAGCCAGGCTCCGCGTGAACTGACGAAATTCCCGTTCGATTCGTCGAACATGAAGAACGGCAGATCGAAGGCCTTGATCGCGATCATGATCGACAGCTTCAGGAATTCCTGAGTCTGCGTCGACGGGTTCGTCATCTGGAACGATTCGATGGACTCTTTGGACTTGTCGCCCATCATGAAGCCGACAGCGCCTTTGCCGATATCAAAGTACGGCGGCGGTGTTTTTCCGGCAGCGTCTGCTGGCTGTGGAGACTGAGGCGTTTGCTGGAACGGATTCCGCTGTTCATCGGCCTGAAAAAATGCCACGCCGAGAATCGCTTCCATCTTCAGCTTGCTTCGAATGTCGTCGATCGTCTCGTGAGTGTCACGAATGCCGTTCATCGCCGTTGTGACTGGACTGATACCGCGGATCTGATCGAAACGGAAGTCGAAGCATCCGTGATGCCAGACCTGGCTGCGTGGAATGATTCGCTCGCGAGTTCCGCCGATGTTCAGCGCCTCGTGAAGACACACGGCCAGCGTGCGGTTGCCCGGGCCAAGCTTGCAGCCCTGCTGCCAGAAGCTCATGTCTTTGCGGTTGCTGGTTGGATTTCGCCAGTGGTGCGATTCCACGCCCTGAATCAGTCCATCCTGCAGTGGCACCAGCAGACAATCGCCAGCCAGCTGAGCCTGCAGCTCTGCCAGTCGCAGCATTCGAGACCAACTGTGTCGACCGCCTACGTCGCAGGAATACGGACGCGAATCGCGTTCGTGGAGTGCTCGCAGATCGGTGTCCAGTGCCTTGTCGCCGGTGTTCGGGCGCCATTCCCAGCTGCAGATGTAGTCCATGTGCCGACGCAGAGCCCAGCTCAGCAGGACAGAATTTCGGTACAAGTCATAAGCGTTGCCAGACAGCACCTCGCGATCGGCACTGCGAAGGATCTGGCCTTCAGGCCGCAGAGCTGACGAGCCTACAACCTTGCGCTGGCCGTCCGACTTCAGAGCGTCATATCCGGAGTAGGCGTAGCTGTTGACGATTTCGACAGCGCCTCCCGGTCGCATGTTCTGCGTTTCAAATGTGCTGCAGCCGAGACTAACCATTGCGATTAAACCTAAAAAGACGTGGCATTTCATTGACGCCCAGCTCCCGCTCTAATCGCGAGCGTTCAGCTCGCAGTGTGTCGTGGTTGTACGCAGTGCTCTGGCCGTCCGATGACTCACTGCTCACACCCAGCGTCAGAATCTGATTGATCTGTTCGAGTCGAGCTTGCTTCTCTTCTGTGGTCACCGTTTGGCCCTCGCTGCAAAATCCGAAGTGACTGGATTGGTGAGTTACGACTTTTCGAAACGCAAGATCGAGTCACCAGATCTGCTGCTAAATTCGCAGTGATACTGCGACTTTCCGCCGAATAGGGTCACCCGTTCGCGCTCGCAGCTCCGAGGAACGTCGGCAATGTGTCCGGGGGAGTGACTGCCGCCGCTGGCGGTTGCTTCTTCTTTCCGGCTGCCGGTGACTTCTTTTTCGGAGTCGCTGCAGGCTTTGGCTTTGGCGCCGGAATGTCGGATGGCACGAACTCATAGGACAAGTCAAATCGGAACTGTCCGCAGTCCGTGCATTTGGTCCGGCGGCGAATCAGCCGAGTGAACTCCGTGCCGTCTGGCCGGCGTTGCACGAAGTCGAACACTCGGACCTGTGGCTGGCCGAAGTATGCCGATCGTCGAGTGCTGCGACACTTCCGGCAGGAACTGGCCTTCGATTCACTTTGCTGATAGTCACGTTTGGCTGGGCGTGTCATGATCGCTTCTTTCTGTAGTCCGATCTGTCTCAGATCGGAATCGAGGAACTGTGATGGCGGGCCAGACTCCCGACCTGAGACAGGTCGGGCTACTTTCGTTTCTTTGCAAACGGCTGATAATTCGCGGCGGTTGGAACAGGCTGATTCTGATTCTGATTCGAGTGTGAAGAGGTCGGCATCGCGGCGATGGCTTTCACGGCGTCCAGGGCTGCAGCCCCGATCGGCAGACGGATTCCCAGCATTCCGGCCACGACGTTGTTGATCACTTCACAGTCGAGATAGTGGTTGTCGAGGTTTGGCAGTTTCATCCATTCCTCGTATTCACGATTGCGGGTCTTATCCAGCTTTTCGTGGCAACGTTCTGCGCAGATGTGATCGGCCCACATGTCGTGAGACGGTCCCAGATGGAGCGTCAACGCTCCCGGCTGGGCAATGTTCATCATGAGCCGATCACGCAACTGAGACTTGAAGACGTTCGTGTCGAACGTGACGAACTGCACGTCGCCTTGCTTTGGCTGTCTCAGACGCCAGTTGTCGCCAACGATGTCGCGATCGCGAACAGCCGATTCGTTCAGCGTCTGATGAGCCGTCGTGAACGAACGGCCGTGCGTCGGATACACCTTGCCGTAGAATCCGCTCGCCATGACCGCCGCTTTCACGGCATCCGTCTGCCAGTTTGCATCGACGCCACCGGCAGTGAGGCTGAGCTGCAGGCCGTCTTCGCGCGGCCACTGCTGGCCGAACAGTTTCGTGAGCAGATCTCGCAGAGCTGCTGCGAGCCGGACTTCCCATGTCGGAAGGCTGCTGTAATGGGCGTCGATCGTCAGACGGATGTCGGACAGCGTGAAGTACTGCCGATTCTGACCGGGCCAGGTGCCGTACTCGATCACCTGACTAGTTGAATCCTGAGCCCACGCGCGGACCGACCACATCAGCACTTTGCCCTGGACGTCGATCCCGACCGTGAGCCACTGAGATCCGCGCGGAACTGTGCCGCGTGGATGCAGACCGAAGCGAGTCGACACGTCGAACTTTTTCAGTTGTGGTTTTGCTTCGACCTGAAATGCCGCGGGATCGTTCTGGAGTTCTGAAAAGAACGCGAGCTTGTTGCGGTAGTACCAGTGCATCGCCTTTTCCAGCGCGCACCGATACCGCTTCGGATCGAAGGCATATTCCCAGACGACTTTGGCACCGCGTATCAGGATCTTCTTGTGTTTGTCGAAGAATTCGTGAGCCGGTTCCAGAGGATCATGATCCTCAAAGTCATCCAGATCGTTGTCTGACAAGCCAGCCGCCTGCTGGCATCGAATGCGGATCTCATTCCACTCCGACCATTTCTCCATCGCTCTGTCGTCTGGAAGCGCATCAAGGAACCGTTCACGCAGGCCGTGATAGTCCGGAGCTTTTTCGCGATTCAATACCCAGTCCGCAGTGTCGTCCGGTTCAATGACCGTCCATGTCGACAGGAATGACCAACTGTTCGATTGCCCGGGAAGTCCTGGCAGATCCGCTTCCAAAATGTTTTTCCGGCGATTGCACTGCCGAGGACTCATCGCACTGGACCGAGTCTGACAATCATCTGCCAGTCCCAGCGTGGGGCGCAGAACCTGACCGTCGACGGTCCGGCGTTTGCCTCGGATTCCGCCCGCCGTGATTCCGCACGCCCAGATGCAGGCGCCAGGCAGCACGCGGCCGTCACGACGCAGCACATCACCCGTCCACAGTTCGTTGCTCCGGACCTTGACGTTGGTCGGTTCGCCCTGACAGAGCTGGCCTCTGCCTTTCTGATTGGCACTCCCGACTTCAATCAGCGGAATACAGATCTCAGGAAAGTCTTCCAGCAGAAGCGGGTTCGTTGTCAGCTCGGTCTGAATGTCTTTGATGAGATCCGCCGCCGCTTCATTCGTGGCAGCGAACAGCATAATCAAAGTGTGATGCCGGTAGCAGATGGCCCAGATAACGGCGCGCACACACATCGACGTCTTGCCGAATCCGCGTGGGATCCCGACCGCCAGCATGCAGCCCATCAGCACGGCCATGGTGATGAGCTTGATCAGCTTCGTGTGAACGCGGCTCCACGGATGCGCGAACACGTCCGGGAAATAAGTGCGGAAAAACTGATTCAAATTCTTCTCACACTTCGCTCGCCGCTTCGGGTTCGCTGGCTCCGGAATCTCGCCGATGTCCTGCCCCTCGCGGACGATCTTCGCTTGACGCTCGCGACTGCGTGACTTGTGATCCTCGTAGGCCTGCGTCTCCGGTACCGGAGTCACTGCCGGCGGTTTCGCTTGTTTCTTCGCAGCCTTCTTCGCAGCCTTCTTCGCAGCCTTCTTCGCGGCTTTCTTCGCGGCTTTCTTCGCGGCTTTCTTCGGCGGCCGTTTCACGGGTGAGGCACTCGGCGAAGGAGTCACCGGCTTCGAAGATTTGGCGGCGGCTTTTTTGGTCGGTTTGCGTGGCATTCACGGGGGGAGTTTTCAGTGTTCAGTTTTCAGTGTTCAGTGAAAATCACAATCACTGCTCATGCCATCGCCGCCAGAGAGCTTTGATCACCATGATGGCGAAGCGACGGGCGAACCAGCCGAGGAACCAGCCAGCGACGGGTGCAAGACTGTTGATGGCGTGCTGTTCGCTGACAAAGTAATCGTCTGACAGCATCACATCGAAGAACTGATCGCAGTACTGATTCGCCTGGCGTATTTGCCGTGTCTGCCAGTGTCGCTGCCGAGCGTCTTTCTGGTCACACATCGGCACGACGTCCATCAGGACGGACCGCCGAATATCACTGAGCGTCCTATGCCTCGGCATTGCGAGCTCCATCACGCTTGATGGCTTCATAGACTTCTTCCCGATGGACCGTCACGTCCTTCGGTGCCTCGATTCCCAGACGAACTTTGTCGCCTCGAATCTCGATCACCATCAGCGTGATGTTGTCGCCGATGACGATCTTTTCGTCCTTCTTCCGACTGAGTACCAGCATGACTCGCTCCCTGCGATTCTCCGAAAACTGAAAACCGAAAACTGAAAACCTACCGAAGGTTGACCGTCAGATCCGGAGCGCCGCTCAGCAGCATGGTCATGCGTGTCAGATCCGGCGTGTAGCTGACACCGTCGAGTGAGCATGAATACCGAATCATCCATTTGTTCAGAGTGACCTTCACCGGCGGACTGATCTGCATCTGCTGTGGCTCGGTCTGAGACCGGCCACCACCGATAACAAACGTTCGCTTCGGGCCGGTCCAGTCGAGCGTGATGCCAGCGCTCTCGAAAGTGATCCTTTGAGCGGTCAACAGTTTCGCTGCCATCAGTCGCCACGTATCAGGTGCGTCGATGGTCAGATCGAAAAGGCTGCCGTACACCTGGCTCGGTCCGAGACCGTCCAGAACTGGGTCCGCCGCCTGCTGACCGCTCGTTTCCGCAAGATGTGCCGCAAGCACTGCGGCGAATGTTTCCGGGGTTGCTGTGGCGTCGTGCACATCGGCGGTCATCGACTGCATTGGCGCCGGCTGCGTGTTGATGTCGACGCCATGTTCCGGCTTCGCCAGATACTGCAGCACGGTGTCTTTTGTCTGATAGCCTCGCAGAACGCAGCCAAGTCCCGCGGGCGTGAGAGCGTGAACCTTGCCCTCTTTGTCCAAAATAAACAGGTACGGCGTGCCGAGCTGCATGCTGGGAGCGATGCCCCATTTGTCGAGATCGTTGGCCAGCCAGTTACTCACCACCTGAATCGGCATTGACGGTCCGCCGACAAGTCCCTCCAGCTCCTTCTCCATTCGTAAGCACGGCGAGCAATACTGACCACAGACCAGCACAGCACGCGGAAGACGTTCGCTGATTTGAACGTCAGAATTCGCAGCCTGAAACTCAATTGCTGGGCTGCGACGGTCGGAAATCGGATCAGGCACTGGCGTCAACGGAGCTGGATCGATGACGTGCGGAGCTGGCTTCGCTCGCTCGATTTCCTGCAGACGTTTCTTTGCGTCCGTGATGTCGTCGCATCGCCCGACTGATGCAAGACAGAACGCGAGAAAGCAGGCGATCGCGCATGCGATCAGGAGTTCAATTCGTGTGACACGGTTCATGGTTTCGCTTTCAAACGAGCTTAACGAATCGTCGGTGGCGTCGCTGTTTCGGCTTGTCGTTCTGGCCGAGCTTGATGTCGCTGATTCCGATCGCGACGAAGTAGCGATCACGGCATTGCTGATCGACAAACTGTTCGCTGTGGTACGCGAAGCCACGATCGCCGTACTGTTCGAAATGCGAATTCGCTTCGACCAGATAGACCTGACCACGGATCGTGATCCAGTCCACGTAGGCGCGAGCATGACCGCCGCCGCCGGACCGAAACTGATTGCAGATTCCGCCAGGACCTGGCTGCCAGTTGCCCCACGGTCCGCCGATGACGATGGCACCCTGACCGGCTTGCAGAAAGTTCAGGCAAGCGCGGAACGATCGCAGGACAACCGAGTAGCCGACTGTGCGTTCTGCGGCCAACGTTTTCGCCTGTGGCGGATAGCGGAAGTCGTACTGATCTCGCGGAAACGGGTACTCTTTTCGCCCGTCGTTCTCGATGTCCTGCGGTAGCAGGCCGTCCGATTTCGCGGACTCGACAACGTTGTGGATCGTCGCACCGTTGTCGCCACGAATGCCGTCACGAGCCTGGCCGAGGCGATAGGTCCAGTGCGGATTGAATGCTCGCCAGATGCCAGTCGCCAGCCAGAATCCAACGGCTGCCGAGTGAATCAATCCGAAGCCAGCGCACGAATTCATGCGATACTGATCTTCGCGGATTTTCTCAGCGGTCATCAGATCTTTGATGCGGCGAGTTTCGGGAATGTCACCACTGCAGCGAAACTGCTCGAAGTCGTAATCGAGCGAAGCGGCGACAAGTTTCTCGCGAGGCTCGCGAGTGCAGTCGTAACCGGTAAAGAGGACTGGCCTACTCATGAAGTTCTCCTTTGCGGATCTTCTCGGAGGCCTCGAACACACGGTTGAATTTGATCGCTCTTGCGATCGACTCATTGAGTGGAACGAAGCTGGCTTCAATCACGTCGTGAATTTTTCCGTTGATCGCGTCCTCGCGTTCCTGATCGTTCGAAAAGGACTGACGCGAGAAATCAACGAGAGTATCGGCCAGAAGAGATCGGCCAGTGATTCCGCAACGATCAACAATGTCCGGCTGTCGCTGCGGGTTCACAGGCGTCGGCATGATCGCCGGGGAAAAATGCTTCACGGCGAGAATTGCGGCCACGACTGGCAGCGTCAGATTCTTCGCAGTCAGCTTTTCTTTGACGGCTGGCCACTTCGCTTTGAGCGTCGGGCCTGCGACTTGGGCAAGCCACCAGACGACCAGACCAACCAGCAGCACAGCTTCGAGATTTTGCGAGATCCAGTTCATGGGTGTCTTCCTGTGGTCCGATCTGTCTCAGATCGGAATCGGGGCCGTGTGGCAAAGGGGGCCAGAGTCCCGACCTGAGGACAGGTCGGGCGGCGTTTACTTCAGCGGTTCGACGGTGACGAAACGCAGAGCGATGTTGACGGCGGCCAGTGCGGTGCCGATCATCGCGGCGCTTTTCGGATACGATGCGACCAGCTCCGAACCGGCGGCCGTGGCCAGCAGTCCGGCAGTGAGTGACAGTGAATTGACGATGACGGTTTTGGACTTTGTCCACGACTTTCCGAAATACATGGCAGCACTTTCAGGCCTTCGAGGCGGTTGGTTTGCGGGTTGGTTTTTTGGGCGGCAAGTAACGCAGCAGCTCGGTTGAGGCTGGCGAAATGCGGTACTGCGAGCCTGCAATGGTCAGTTCGGCGATGTGGTCCAGCCGATAATCGCGCA